GCACCTTAGTGGCCTCCCTTGCCAATCTGTTGGCCCTCAAACAACTTCTTTTCCTAACCAATCGGCCTACCGTCCGGGAGTTCTTTAAGGTCTTTACCCTCGTGAATCTAGGACTGCTAGTTGTTCTGGGAACAATTGGCTACTATTGGATACGCTAGTTTGTTTCTGCTGGCCACAAAAAAGCCGTCAACAACGCATAACCGCAGTTAACGACTCACCTTCTATTTAGATTTACCAGAAACATCACTTCATACTTACACAAGTCAGTGACTGTTAACCACCTTGGTTAGCAGTTTTTAATTCAACAAATTTAGCGTAATTAGTTTGTAGTTTCCCTTAACGTTATTAGTTGTGTGTTGGACTACCTTTGACCCTTTATTTTTAATCAGGTACATTTTTGTCGCTTCCGTATAACTTACATTTTGAATCTTAGTAACAATTAATTTTTGTCCCTCTTTCAGCAAATACTCCTTCTCACCTTTATTCTTTGAGATTGGATCAATATAGGCCCCATGGGACCCGGCTGGAATATTGATTCTCAAAAGACACTGACTACTGAATCCTAAAGCAACTTGCTTAGAGAGACTAGTAGAAGAGAAGGCCTTGTCTTGATAGATTGATCCAACGCTTAACCCCCGGTTATTTAGTGAGAGCTTTAAGCCTTTGTTAGATATACCACGATAAACTGTCGTATTGTAACGTAGCTTGAATTTAGAAATCCCCTTTTGGACCAGTTGCGCTTTTTTGACAACTTTTTTCTGACCTTTACCATTTCTCAAATACCCGTTAATTTTTTCATAACCATCGCCAGTATAATAACCGACCGCCTGTACACTCTTTTTCCCGATTTTTGAGGACCATTTTTTAGAATCCTTAGCCAGCACTTTAATTTGCTTTTTACTTAGTGATTTTACATCACTGGAATATACAAATTGCTCATCGTTACTTAAAAATAATTTATCCGTGCTTTGCGGTTCCGTAACAATATGTCCTCCCTCAACCGTCTGCCGCACTGTTAATGGCACATTTTTATTGATAGACACACTGGCAGTATAATCAGGCGCCTTACCAATTGCTTTATAAGCAATTGCGTTCTTCTTTGTGACTAGATATCGGTATTTTGAATCATGAATATAATTATTGCGAGTAGTCATAGAAACTATAGAGTCCCCTGAAGCAAAAGAGGCCGCATTCACATTTTTTGTCCCTATAGTCAAAACCCCGCCGATAACAATTAAAGACAACCCCAATTTTCTTAGCATATTCCCCTATCCCCTTTCAACTAATCCCATTATATATTAGTTGTTGAAAAAATATCATCACTTTTCATCCCCATTTTAAAACTTTCAAATACTCTGCTCTTCTGTCAAAATGTGAACTAAACCCTGCCACCATCTATAAAACACTAAGGTACTAAAAAAGCCGCTGTCATAAGGTTTTTGACACCCTATGACAACGGCTGATAAGTAAGAATTGGGTATACTGGGAATGACCCCCACTTCTTTATAAATGCCTACACACCAGTGATAGCAATGGTTTTAACGCTTAGTAAATAATGGTTGGCTTACCATTTGGCTTACTTTACAAAAAAACCACCGTTTCCGGTGGCTTCATACTTGCGCGGGGCAGTGACTGTTAACTTCATCGGTTAACAGTTTTTTTATTTATCAATATAAAAATAATCTTTCGGTGCTTCAGATGGCCGGCCACGTTTCCAATGACTATTTACTGAGCCATATTTACTAGGTACAGGATCAGGACTCATAGCTACAAATCTTCGCCCAACTGAATCCATGAATATGTTGATTCGACTGTACTCTCTAGTTGGTGTAACAAGCGTACAATTTTCGTGATTAATGCCATAAACATCTATAAAATCCATATTATCACATTGCTTTCCTGTATGCCTTTAATAAAAAAAAGAACTGCTCCATCAAAAGCAGTTCTTCATAATATTAGACAAATTATTGTGGAACAACATTAGTCGCTTGAGGTCCTCGATCGCCTTGTTCAACATCGTAACTAACTTTTTGCCCATCGTCAAGACTCTTAAAACCGTCAGTTTGAATTGCTGAAAAGTGTACGAATACATCTTTATCATCTGAACCAGTGATAAACCCAAAGCCCTTATCAGCATTAAACCATTTTACAGTACCATTTTGCATATATATATCCTCCTAGGAATCAAACCAAAGTAACCAAATTGAATTAACATCTAAGAAAATAATAGATAGCAAAGATGAATGATACTTATAACTTCCGAACATGTCAATTTAATTAACTTTAACACTTTAATTCGCTGTATGCAACCCTAAATAATTCAAGCACACAGTTTTTCATATAATTAAATTTGCTGGTGCTAACGGATAATCGTTCGCAAGCCTCGTTTCGAGTGAAACGTTTCTCAATAACATAATCGTGTAGGATAAATTGATACTGCGGATTATGAATTGAATTTAGCGCGTCATCAACCTCTTTTAACTGATAAGATAGGTCAACATAGTTAATGAGGCTAGTTTCAACGCCATTGCCGCCACTGTGACTAGGAGCCACACTTAAAACCGGGCTAGATACCTGATTAAACGTCCGAATTTCCTGTTTTAGTTTGGCATACTCTTTTAATAAATTACGAATCTTCTTAATATCTTGACGCATTGGAATCACGCTTTCTGATTCCAAATATATGTATAAGGAGAGGGAGTCGCAATCTGCGACTCCCTTACTAACAATGAATTAAATGGATTACTCAGGAACACCTATATTATAACATTAAATTTAATCATTTTCACTTATCAGCCCACGGAGTTGCTGGATCATGCTAACCACTTGGTAAGGAGTCTGTTTCATATCCACCACCCGGTTTTGATACCAGAATTGCGTTAGCAACGACACTGCAAAATCATATTGCTTATATTGGGTTAAATCAGCCGTAGTGCTAACAGCGGTCTGAATATATTCCTTAGCAGAATCTAAGTAGCCCTGAATTAAGGTATCATCTTCGGTCAAGTCCAAGCGTAAGCTGGTTTTAATATCATCAACGGTTACAGCCATGTAATCACTTCCTTTGTGGGGGTAACGATTCGTTCCCCCTTAGTTTTAATTTATGTACTGAAACTTGAAAGTATGAAGACAGACTGATCCCTTGGTATCACAGGGCATATTTTAATTAATTTAACCATTTAGCTTGCTGTTAACAGCGAAACTAACCGTTTCGGCAAAAATGTGAAGAACTGATTCATCATCTGAATAATTTGGGCTCTTCTTGCATAAACTTCATGATTAATAATCGTTTTTAACGAATTTAGAAGCCATACCAGTGCTTGAGACAACTCAATATCTGGCATGGCTTCGTTCATTATAAAGAATAAATCCCCAATGGTGCGATCATCCTGATTTTGCCGTTCCTGCCAAGCTAATAGGTCATAAGTCATCATGACAATTGCTAAATGCCCACAAAGCCCGTCATAATTTTGAACTTGTGATTTGTCGAGCCGCAAGTATTGCTTGGCAACTTTAAAGTAATTCTCAATTTGCCATCTTCGGGCGTATAGTTGAATGATCTCTTGTGGCTGAAGGCCTAACTGAGTCGTTGCCAGTACTAGGTAGTCATCTTGACGGGCCCGATTAGCCACAAATACCAAGCGAAGCTTGAATTTTTGGTTCCCGACGTGCGCTTCGACAAAGCAGCTGTATTGATAAGCTTGCTTGGGTTGATATTTTGAGGCCTGCAGTCGCTTGTATAATGCTTTAACTGAATATTGCCGTCCGCGATATTGATAGTAAATTTTGCTGGACCGTTTAAGCATGCCCACGCCGTTTAATCCCAACTTGGTTAATTCATAGAACATTTTTGGTGAGCTATACCAGCTATCAAATAACACATAGTCAGCTAGAACGCCATTTGCGAGGGCTTGCTTGACAAGTTGCAATGAAACGAGGTTCATTTTTTGCTGTGCTTGGCGACGTCTCCGGCCAGCAATTGTTCGTTGATCGGTTGTTTTAGCTGATTTTCCAAGGACGTTTTGTGGCTTCTTGGAAGACATTAATGCAAAGTTGATCGGTAAGAATGTATTGGCGTCACTCCAACCCAAAGTTAAAGCCCGGTATCCCTTAATATATAACTGTTTGTCATGGTCAAAGACTCGCGCTAGTAATTCGGTTTGGGTGGCGTACTCACGGGAAAAGAGTGTATCGTCAATGATCAATGCTAACCGCCGCCGGCGGTCAATAAACGGTCGTAAATGCTTGATTAAATGACTCCCAACTTGACAAATCAAGCGTTGCCAATTGATCCGGCCATCGTTCAAATTATTCCTGACGGTGCGACTGGTAAAGTTAGGTGTTTCATGGGCTCGATAAAGCGAGCGTCCCAGGAACTTTGTCGTGAGCAGCCATTCAATGACCTTCATCAAGCTGATTTCTGAATTCCGGCGATAATTCACCAACTTGGTGAGTTTAGATAGACCAATGAGGGAAGTAAATTGATGAACAATATTGTGAAGCTCGTTTTCTGTATTTTTTGTCTTATAATATTCATGACGTAAGTCTCCTTTGTATCTTGGTTTTGGTCGACTAAAGTATACAACGCAGGAGAGCTTGCGTTTATTTTTTGCCAAAAAAGCCAATAACCACACGCCTTTGGCGTGATTATTAGCTTTCAAGTTTCAGTTTATGTATATAAGGGGTGTCCAAAGTGGCTCCCCCTTGTATAGGGAGTGGCGAATCAACACCCCCTTATGTTCTTCTATTTACCGCTGGTTGCTGTTCCTAGTGCTACATTAATCACAGCAGACTTATCAATCACTTCATAATCGTTCCGCACGATCACTGATAATCCTTGGCTGAATTGGTCGAACTTATCCCATTGGGCGGTTACTTGGTTGCGCCGGAAGACCGCCACCGCTTGTGATAAATCACCCGCGATCATTGGGAATGTGCCGTCTGCATTGTTGGCTAATAGCTTATCACTGATCATAACTACCGGAGCCCCTAACAAGGTAAAGCCACTAGGTGCCGTTGGGTTCGGTTGTAATAAGTAACGCCCCTCGGAATCTTTCAAGGTATCAAGGTAGTTGAACCCGGACTGGTTCACTAACCACATTTTGCTCAACGCAGGATCTAACGTCACGTTGAAAATCTTTTTAAGATCATCAATATTGGCAGCCGTTGCTTTGGTGAAACTGGTTCCCGTTAACAAGCTCATAATCTGCGTGTTGTCCGTGTTATCAACCAGTTGTTGTAATTGGGCCTTAACTTCACTCACAATATCCACTTCGGCGTCTTCCACCACTTCATTAGATAAGGCAATCTTACCCGCCCGGGTCTTCACATCAAATGGCACTTCCGTAAACATGTTCGCATTAACGTCCGCAATATCGGCGAGTTCTTCCTTGGTGGCCAGTACGGCTGATTGTCGACTAGTCGAGATAGGATAAGTCCCAGAACCACTAGAGACTTGCTTAACCGTCGCATATTGGGCGAGATTGTAGGTGGATTGCTTTAATTGGAAAACGGGGGTAATTAGTTCCTTGGGAATAACCGCACTGGCACCACTCGTATTCAAGCCGTCTCGGGTTTCACCGTGGCTTCGTACATAAGCTTCAAAGGCAGGAACACCGGTCTTGTTGTCATCTTCATTCGTGTTTGGATCAATAATTGTTTGCTTTGCCATATTATCAGGCTCCTTTTCTTGGTTAATAAATTTTTCATAGCTACGGGTATCAACTTGAACATTGGTATCGTCATAAGCGGGAACAGCTACCACTGACACATCGAACAAGCTCTTAACTTGATTAATGGTGCGCGTGATATTGCCATCGTCATCTTTAGCCCATTCGTCGGTATCATCATCACTGTCAAATCCAAACGAGCAGGAATCAACGTTCCCGCTTTGAACTTCTTCATAGACATCATTAGCAAACGACGTATTCGGCAACTGGGCGATGAAATGTAGCCCCTTGTCGTCTGTTTCTAGCGTCAGCGTGCCCGCTTTAACGCTGGCTAACACTTGGGTATAGTCGTGGTTATTAAGCATAAGAACGTTTGATAAATCGACACCATCAAGGGCCTTGGGGGTTACAATCTCGGTGAAACCGCCTAAATCTTTGCTTGGTGAATTCCATACAATCGCATAACCGCTAATTGTTTTTCCCTTAGATGTCTGTGAGTCTTTAGGTTGCGGGTCTGCTGAATTTTCAGCTGGCCCGTCTTCGGGTGTTTCTGACTGCGGCATTTGTGCTCGCAATTCGGCGTCAATCGTTAACCGTCGGTCTTGTTTCATGAATTAGTCACTCCATTCTTTTGTAAGTTTAGGAAAATATCGCCATCGTCAGTTGGTGGCAGGCCAATCTTAGCCCGAGCTTCATTGCGGCTCATAATGCCACCCGTAAATCCAGCCACCGCTTGGGCTTGCTGGGTCTGCGGATCAAGGCTCAATAATTTGTCCGTATTGAACGTGAAGTCATGGCCAAGCTTGAATGATAGTTCGCTGGTGAAGCTATCGAAGTAATGCTGTAACGTCCCTTGAAGATACTGCACGCCACTTTGCTCTTGGTTAGAATGATCGTTTTCAACCCCTAAGCGCTCCGGCGGTAAGCCAAAAGCTTTAGCAATTTGCCGGGTCGTCCAATCATTCGAGTTCACAAGTTTTAACACATCGGTATTTAAGGACAGATTGCTAATATCCATACCATCATCAGTGACAATCGTATTAACCGCATTTTCTCCGGTGGTCGTTTCATCAAACTGTTTTCGTACGTTTTCTTTGGCTTCTTTACCTAAGTCCGTTTGGTGCAATTTAACGATGGTGGTGCCGTGCACGCCGGCAGTAAAAAAGCCGGTTAGCAATTTATTGCCGGCCGACTGAATCTGGCGTTCATCTTTGAGGGCATATAGTGGACTAATTCCAGATACACCGTCTTTGGTGAAATATTTAAAGTGCAAAATGTTATCAGGCGCGATCTGACGACACGTTCCACTGGTTGGCGTATAAGTATAGGTCAACTTGCCGCTCACATCGTCTTGCTCAACCACCAATTGATTGTTTGGAATCAGTTTCAGGGTGTGATTAGGCAAAATCTCCGCGAAGCTATTACCATTTAGTAGCAGGTTGGCCGCCAAGGCATATTTAAAATGGTAACCGTCCATATTACTATTTGGATTCTGATTAATCATGGTATTAAAAATGGCCGTATCACAAACAATCGGGTTGCTGGCAATATCACTGGCGATAATATTAATCGCCGCGTAAATGTCGCTATTACGCAACACTGCCGCACTCACAAACGTATACGGGTCGTTACTTGATAAACTAACCAAGGCGTCGGCTACCGGATCATGCGTGCCACTGGTGGTGCTTGCTTTAACAAAAATGCTCATGGGTTCACCTCCTTTTCTTCATAATTAATCAGTAGTGCCAAAACGATCAGGCTAACTCCGGCCAGCATGATGGCTGCATACCACCCTAACCAACCACCGACACCAACGACTAGCAGAATCAGCCCCATAATCAGCAGGATTGCAGATAGGTAATTAGAACAGATCTGTCGCAGTCGCATAATATTCGTTCGCATGTTGGTTCTCCTCGCTTTCTTGGTAATAGTCCATACCGGCAACATAAGAATCGATTAACGCAGCTATCGGATCAATCCGGTTACTATTACGGGCCTTATCCAGTTGCCAGCCATTGTTTATCACTTTCAAAATGGCGTTATTGACCGCATAAGCTAGGAGCTTGTTGCCGTTATGCTTAATCTTGCCATCGTAAAGCTGGTCACGAAAGTTACGGGTGGGAATGTTCAAACTTCTGGTGCCTTGCCTTACTTCAAACAATGGATAATTCAATTTTTCAAATTTTGTAATTAACGTTTGCGCGTTATACGGATCATAAGCAACGGCTTTCACTTTCCAGTTATATTTCCCGACCAGTTTTTGTACAAAATCAAATAGCTCGTCATAATCGATAATGCCGCTGTCTAGTCGGGTGATACTACACTCACCCGCCCGCTCCATTGACCGGTAATCAATGCCATCACGTTTAATCTTAGAATCGAGTCCATACTTCGTTCCGATGAATGAATGGCTATCACAATAAAATTTACCGTTGCCAATTGGAATGAGCCAACTAACCGCGGTCAAATCATTACTCTTTGATAAATCAATGCCGATATAGGCGTCACGATTATGTAAGTCGGGCACCTTTGACAATTTACCAGCGGCCCAATCGTCTGCTGAAATATAACTATCCTCGCTGGCTTGCAACCACATATTGAAGTTCTTAACTAGTACCGGAATGAGGTTATTTTGCTTAATGGCAAGGTCAACATCGGCCTGAATTTTCTCTGTCATGCGCTGTTTGACGTGTGGTTCACTGAATAATGGGTTCGCCTTGATCCAATTGGCCTGATCATAAACTTCTTCGCGGTCGTCTAGTTCCCAAATTGCCACAAAGTAGCGATCAGCTTCAATCTTCCCCTTTAGAACGTCCGTCAACATTTCGTATTCGGCGTGCATGGGGACGTTGAGGTTAAGCCCCGAAGTGGAAATCACCGCCAGCAGGGAGTTATCTTCTTGTGCTTGACCAGACTTTAAAACGTTGTATACCTTGCGGTCTTTAGCGGATGACCATTCATCAAGAATAATTGTGGTGCCAGCATAACCATCAAGTGTATTTGTGTCACTAGCAAGGGCTAAGGCTTGCGAATCGGTTTCTAAGTCGGTAATGGCTTGTTTTTGCACCTTAATTCGTTGCCGCATGTACTTCGATTGCTTGCGGACTTGCCGTAACCCACTTGAAAGCATATCGTAGCCTAATTTAGCTTGGCTATAGGAATTGCTGATGAATAACACCTCTCGGTTACGGGCGGGCTGACGTTCTCTTAAAAGGCCATTAGCGGCCATGCCAGAAGCTAGAAAGGTTTTGCCATTTTTTCTAGATGTAGAAATGAAAGCCCGATCATAACGCCGGTTGCCAGTTGCTTTCTCACGCCAACCATACAGCTCACTAATAATCCATCTTTGGAATGGTTGCATGGTGAGTTGGCTGCCGTCAGTCTTGGGCATTAATTCGATAAATTTAACCGCCTGTGCCGCTTCGTCTTCGTCATAGTAGAACGGGAAGCTAGTTTCTTTAGAACGGCTTAGATCGCGTTTAAATCGCTCACACGCCCATTTAATCTTTTGACAAGCCAATACTTCACCGGACAAGACTTGATCAACGTATTCAATCATGACAACATCGCCTCAAAAGTATCTTCGGGTGTCTCATCTTTTTGCTTGTTTAATTCCATGCGGGCCCGGCTCGATAGCGACATGCCTAAATCATTAGCCAGGGACTTTAGGTCTCTCATGGCTTGCGACTGCAAAGCCACATACGGGTTAGGCTTACGGGCACCAGTCTTTTGATTAGTATGAACTAGTCCATTCTTACGAATATCACTCTCGCAAGTCTGAATGGTGGCATAAGCCCGGCAGTAGCTTGCTAGAAGAGCCCGATCAAGTTCACTAATGGGCGTGTTAGCTTTCAAATACGGAGAAACACGTTGCCATTCAGTCAAAGCACGGTCATGCAACCAATCAGGGGGCGTTAAATCGAGTGACGGGTAATCAAACAAAGCATTCTCGGCGTCCTTACGCTGGTCGCGTTCTTCGTTCGTTAGATGTTTCTTTAGAGTTGATAGTTGCTTAATTTTTTGACCCATTTTCGGGCTCCTTTCGCTAAATTTATATGCAAAAAAGCCACCACAGCATGGCTGAGGTAGCTCAAATGCACATATATTCGGAATTCGTTTATTATACATAAATAGTAACACTTTCGAGGAAAAAGTGCAATATATAGTATGATGTTATTGGTTAGCATACTATATATAGTTATGTTTCACCCCTTGTCTTTTTATTTATGCAAATTTTGTATAAAGTAGTAGACATTTTCTGATTTCTGGCAATATTGGCAAAAAATCAAATTTTTAAAGGAAAATTTAAGTACGGAAAGGAGTGTGACCGCTCTTATCGGTTCATTCATAGCCCCCCCATATCATTGCTATACCAAGTTTTACAATCAATTTAGAATACTCGCGGCCGAAAATTAGGCCACGAAAATAACCTGAGTCGGTAAAATGCCGATAGAGATAATCATAATGCCGACTCAGCCGAAAATTCGGCTTAGCTCCCCAAAATTGGGGGCTCAAAATTGAGCCACGAAAGCAACCTATCCCGTCATCTTAACGGGTCAGCTAATGCACCAAGTTAGTGCGTTGGGGTCGTAACTTGCGGCCTCAGATAGTACAGCGGAAAATTCCGCTCAATAACTCGGCTGAAAGATGTCCCCAATTTTGGGGAGATGTACTACCTAAGTTTAGCTGAAAATTCAGCTCTACCTAACCATGTTCACTTGCGAATACTCTGTATAATCGCAACCATCATCTATCGCAGACACATCACGCTTTACCACCATTCTTAATGCTGGCCTCTTTTGACCGCGTTTCCCTAGCCTGCTTAGTCTTTTGATTGTGGTGTCGGTAGCACAATGGTTGCAAGTTACTTTCATCTAGTCGCCTTGACCAATCATCACGCAACTCTACAATATGATCGACCACATCAGCTTTACGGATCACACCATCTTGGTGGTAACATCGCACACAGATTGGATTGTTTTCTAGGAATCGCCGGGACAACTTACGCCATTGAGATGACTTATAGAACTGTTGATAACGTCCCTCATGCTCGCCATACATGCGCTTGTGGTACGTTTCAGCGTTAGCCTTATGCTGGTGCTTATCGCAGTAACGGACGTCATAGGGCACCAACTGACGGCACCCAGCATGGTTGCATTGCTTCATAGGTTTTGCCATATAATAGATCTCCTTAATTTCTAGTGGACCACGTTTGGACCACGTGTGTACCACGTTACTGAATCCTGTAACGCTTATCATATAAGGCTTTGACCAGGTGGACCACGTTAAAACAAACATTTACTAGTATAGGGTAAATAACGAATTAGTCATTTTCTAGACATACACAAAAAGGCTGTCCGTGAAGACAGCCTATCATTCATTATCCACGTCTCTGATAGCGAACCAATGTGATCACATCAAACGAGTTAACCTCATCATCACCGGCTACGTTGTTGACCCGATAAAGGGTGCCATCAATCTTAACCAGTTGTTGCTGATTAACCTGCTCATTATGGCGTACCACAATCATCTTCGTATCTGTCAGGTTGTCTCCGGTTAGAGTAATCTGCTGATTAATGGTCTGACTATACTCACCGAACCATAGTGAGAATTGCGGAACAAACTTCTGAACGGGCGCACCTGTATTCGGGTTCATCTCACCATTACTATATACCCCGAATTGGCAGCGGTGCTTCATACGAGATACATCATAGGTCTTCATCGTCGTCACCAGCCTTGTAAACAAGTGCCTCACAATAAATCACTTTTGAATCGCTCACCTTAATAAAATCAAATTCTACATCTAACAGTTCGTCATCAATATCTTGTGCTTTGTCGACTTCCGAAACTTGCGCAAATAACTCCTCCATATTGTCAGCATGTACCATCTTAATTTTCATTATTTTATACTCCTTTTATTCTCTAAAATATTTCTTCTTAACTACATCAACAACATGGTGATTTGCCAACAGGTCATAGTAATAGTAGTTATATGTTTCCTTGCTCATAATCATTACTAGTGAAGACTGGCCGGGATAATACCAATCTACTTTGCTATCAAAGATCACGCCCACTAAATCAAGCGACAAGACGTGCTCCGCTATTTTGCTATGAACGCTATCGGCCGACCCATAATCATGAGCAATTGCAACAATTCGTGTAGTTCCACTTGCCTTTTGTAATTCGGCATGATCCAACCACTCCAAAAGGCAAGGTGGTGTATCATACTTATTGCCCGCATTGTATGAACGATCACCTGCTAGTAGTTTTTCAAGACTATGTGGGCGTTCATACACGGCACATTTGTCAAACTTAAATACGTCTTCAAATTTTTTGAGGTTTTCTGAACTGCTATATTTTGAATTTCTCAATAACTGCATTTCTTGCCATTTCATACGTGTTTCCTCCTAGAACTGGAAATGTTTTTTTAAACGTGGCACACGTGGCACGGTGGCCCAATCATTGATATAACAGTGTTTCAAAGTGTCCTGACGTGGCCCGTTTAGTGGCACAACGTGGCACGCTTACTTTTGGGTGACGTTGTTTCTAAACTTTATCTATAATTCTCTAACATATCCGTGTGGTTGCTTGCCGTTAGTTCTAATTCGTTGACTTTTCCAACCGTCCATATTGTCCATTAACAAATTGTCCATTAACAACTTGATTCGCTTAGCTTCCGAGTTTGTTCGCCCGGTTAAATAACGATCAACTGTTTTATGAAAGACAACTTCCATAATTTCCCGAGTTGTTGTTTGATTGAGTAGTTTCCGTTCATTACTAACTTGATCTTGTAACCACTTAGAATGATGGCCGTAGTCACTGACATAGCTTTGTTTTAAGCCGGTACTCATGTTTTCCCAATCTGTGGGAATTTCCATTGCTAAAAACTCTTCGATAGCATCTCGCATAGGGTCGACAGCTTCTGCAGCCATCTGATACGCCTTAGCCTCTTTAATGGTGGCCTGATCCAGATATAGCGGTTCGCCATTCCTAAACCAGTACGCGGCCTCCGCCAACACTTGAAGCATGTAATTCTCGTCCGGGTGCCATACATCTAATTTGGCCTTGTTGACCCCACATTTAATTGGATAGAAGCGCCGTTCACCGGTCGCGTCCTTTAAATAGTCGGTTTGGTTAGTTGTGCCAATAAATACGCATTTACGCGGGTGTGGCAACGCATAGCGGCCATAACTGTTCCGGTATGTGTCGGATTGTGCACTAATGAAATTTTTGATTCCCTCAATATCCGTCTTCTTCATGGCGGAAAGCTCGGCAACTTCAATAATCCAACTACCTTGCAACTGTTGATAATCGTCTTTCTGCTTACCCATTCCTTTCAACGAATCATTGAATTTATCTGGATATAGATTCTTACCAGCCGTACTCTTGCCAAGTCCTTGGCTTCCCTCTAAGATAGGGACAATTTCAAACTTAACTCCGGGAACATAGGCCCGGGCAATGAGACCAGTTAGCCATTTCTTAGTGATGGTGCGGGTGTAGTGATTATCTTCGGTACCTAAGTAATCAATGAAATAACGTTCAGCACGTGGCTTGCCGTCCCATTCTACCGCTTCAATACGAGCCTTAACCGGATTGATTGTCTTGCGGCGTGCCTCTGTAACTACCGCATCAGCAATGTTTTCCTTGCTGAATAACAAGTTATAATGATCTTCAATATAACTTCTCAATAACGTGTCATCACTATCATTCCAAAAACCTTTTTTGAACGGTGAATTTTCTGCTTGTGGTGTTTTAACGATTTGTTCAGAGAACTCGTCAAAGACAACTAGCCCTTTCAGCATTTCATCGTGTTCCATAATTAAGCGGATATTGTAAAGAGACTGTGTTTTGATTCCATCATCTGAATTCTTTTTGAAATCATTCTGCCAATCAGCACTGCGTTGCATTTTTACAACATTGTTGGCTGTCTCTCGGGTCTCTGCTGGTAAATCCATTGCTTTTCCCATTAATGTACCCCCTTACTCTCTCGTTTTAGAATAGACTGAAAAATAATATTTACCTCTTTACTGGGTAGCGACGGGTCAACAAAAGAATCATTTATCACCGATAGCATGTTATAAACAGTTTTCGGATCAGCACCAACACTAAACATTCGGCCTGCCATTTTAGTAAGCCAAACATTTCTATCACCCGTATTGGTTCCTTGCACCATCTCATCAAGCAAGCGCCCAGTATACTTCTTTAAGCGCGTTGTATAGGCGTGTTCTGACGTACCGTTCAAACTATTAGTGCTTAATTCATCAACTAACCAATTAGGCGCCGGTTGAATATTGGCAAGTGTTCGCCCAGCTAAGGGGACATAAGCCGTACCATCAACTTCACTTGGTGCAATCACTGTGAAATCGCTTAGCAGATCAATGCCCGGCCAATTATCGACCTTGCGCACCTTATCTCCGGTATACTTAAAGAAGTAGTGGAGACCACCACCGGCTGTCTTTTCAATGTACGTATCTGGTGAAAGTGTCTTGCCTTGGCGCTGCAATTTCATCAGGCTATCTTTTCCATTCTTAGTAGAATCGTGAATATCAACATCAACCACCAATAAATGGGACGTGTCTAACCGCAATCCCAAATTGTAATCCGGGTTATTTTGAAACCAGTCCCAAATGGTGTTTTGGTCTCTGGTGGCTTCCGAATAGCCATGGTGGCCCTTAGGTGGTATCTTAGTGTTAGCTGATAAAGGATAAATTTCATATCCGCTTTCAACTAAATCAAGTGCCGCATATAACGAAGAAAATTCTTCCATCACGTCACCACCTATTCTCCAGGGCAAATAGCGTTTGACACATCAAACATGGTTTTAGAAATGCTTAATAGGTTATCTTCCAAGTTATCCGCTAGACGACTCTCAAAATAATATTTTCCCCAAGCCTTATCATCTCTCGTAAGTGCGATAATCATACTTAGACTGTCAACACTAACTTTCATTGACTCCCACGCTTTTGCTAACGTTTCAGATTGCTTCAATAATTCTTCATTTGTCATTTTCCATTCTCCTTATTCATGTTAGAATTAAGGGGAAACATACATTCCGATATGCTTGACCTACTGCCGTCCAAAGCTAAGTAGGTCTTTTTTTGTATGCTCTCCCATTTTTCTTGCCTCGTATCTTTACGCTTTCTTCATGCCAACTAACGCTGTAGCAATGCCAAGAAAATAACTGGCAAGGAAACCGACCAACAGTAAACTGACTAAGTTCATAGGATCACCTCCTTAAGTTTATTCTGCCCCCGCACGGTGCAATTTAAATTGTTTTTGAAGCTAAATACTTGTCCAGCTCTTTACGTTCAATACGCTTTAGTCTACCAATGCTAGTTACCTTTAAGCCGTCTTTAATCATCTTGTAGACTGTATTCATGCTGCCGATATTTAGTTCTTCCATTACTTGATGATAAGTTAGCCACTGATTTTTTTCGTTATTCATCTTTGCCACCTCCCACGGTTTTATTAAAAAAACCAAAATTGCCATTTGGTTTCTTTAACTGAACTTATGATACATAGTTGTTCATTTGAAGTCAAGTATGTGATACCATTTATTCAGATAGGTTTCTTATAAAAAACTGAAAGAAGGCATTCAAATTGAACCCCATAAGGTCACGCATGCTTGAACTTCATATGTCATTTACGGATTTGCAAAATGATACACAATTATCTAAAGCTACAATTGCCAGGCTCATAAAAAACGATGAAATTCCTGATAATACCAGACTTTCCACACTAAAACTAATCGCTAATTCTATAGAGTGTCCTGTCTCCACTTTATTAGCGCCTGCCGTTACTAACTATTCCATTTTTCCCCCAACTTCTGAAAAAAAGAAGGTTCGTAACGAGATAAGCAGCATAGTCTTTTCCTATATTGTTCCAATCAATTTTGATCTGATTACCAATTCCACGTTTAAAATAGATTTTTTTCAGAATATAAAAAGCCAAAATCTGAACAAAATAATAATATCAGTGGAAAAAGATCCGAATTTAGCAATCGGCGGTTTGATTTTGGGAAATCAACAGCGAACTTTGAAAAACATATTAAACGGATTGATTATTAACTGCCATTACGAAATGAGCTCTTTTGATAAAAATAATGATATATTTTGCGACTTCAACGCGTTTATTAATTCTGAATTTTCAACACAAGGTACTTTCTCTTTTAATTATTCAAACACCAGCGAGTCCCATTTTTTGCACATATACTTTTAATAATTGTTTTCTTACATAACACTGCCCCCGCACGGTACGTTATGGAGGAAATTATAAATGGCAACAATCAAAAAGTATCAGGATAAGGATGGAAATACCCGTTATCAGTTTCAAATATATTTAGGTACTGATCCACTAACTGGTAAGAAAAAACTACCCGGCGTCGTGGATTCAAGACAAAAAAAGAAGCCCAGATTGTATTATCAAGACTTGAGCTTGATGTTTACAACCATGGACTTCCCACAAAAAATGATAATTCTGTTTTTAGTGACATCTATCAACTCTGGTTCACACAATATCAGCATACCGTTAAAGAAAGCACTTGGGCAACTACCAAACGAATGTTTCGCCTACACATTTTGCCCGTGTTTGGCGAGTACCGCATAGCTCAAATAGCCATTAAAGATTGTCAGAAAGCAATCAACCAATGGTTTAACGAGGGATTAGCCAAGTATCATACGCTTATGAACTACGTTGCTAAGGTTCTTGATTATGCCATCAACATTGACTTGATCAGTGAAAATCCAGCTAAACGCGTTATTGTACCAGTAAATAAGAACGATCGTTCGCGCAAAAACTTAGAGAATTATTTTGATAAGTCAGAATTGCAACACTTCTTTGAGTGTCTGAATGATGACGACAATACGCCACAAGCAAGTGTGTTCTTCCGTTTAGCAGCATTTAGCGGTATGCGAAAGTCAGAAATGCTGTGTTTGGAATGGTCAGATATTGACTTTGTTCATCACACCATAAGCGTCAATAAAACACAGTCTCGAGGCGATATGGCTCGTTTACTGGTACAGACACCCAAGACTGCCAGAAGTAATCGAACTGTCTTCATAGACCCTAAAACAGTGCAAATTTTGCAACGGTGGCAATTGGACCAGAAAAAATATCTTATCCGTTTTGGTTTTAACATAAATCACAGCAACAATTATGTTTTTGCCAATGAGAATAACGAGATGTTTCAGCCATCTAAACCGCGTAAATGGCTTGAACATACCCTGACGAAATATGATCTAAAACACGTAACCGTCCATGCATTTCGGCATACCTATGCCACCTTAGCTTTTGAAGCTGGTGCTTCGGTTAAATCGGTTCAGGATCAGCTAGGACATTCAAGCTATCGAACGACTTTAGATATTTACACGGCAGTCACTGCAAAGCAAAAGAACGAAGCCACCCAAAAACTAGCAAGTTACCTTAATTTCTAG